TATACACTTTCCTGTCGTACCAATGCAATTTATCAAGCTCTTCTTCTACAGATTCATTTGCTTCATTGAAATCAATGTACTCTCCACTCTCTAGATCATAAACTAAATCAATAGATGTTTTAGGGAGTTTATTTTTTTTCAATTGCATTTGTAAATAGTTTGTTTTTAATGTTCTATAGATATAATAATAGTTTACACCAGAGTCTCCATAAGAAATGTTCAGACCTTTGTTGAGCATTTGACCGATAATTAAGTACATCTCTCCTACAATATCTTCTGCTTCATATTGGGTTGCTCCCATTTTTAAAACAGTATTGATCCACTTCTCGTGTGACTCGTAAACTTTTTTTAACATTATGTGATTGCTTTGTATATTTTGGTATAGCTTTCTTTCTGTGCATCTATACAAGTATCATAAACTATATCTCCAGACTTGATGAGTTTATTCTCTTTATAGACATTACAAGTAACGCCATAACGTGAACGCGTAAGGTGTACATGATATCCTTTCTCTTCGCAGTAGTTTGTCATAGTAACAAAGTCTGGAAGTCCAATACTACTCTCTTTCAATTCGTGCATCAAATCCTAATTTTTTAAGTTCTTTTATTCTATAATTTTGAAGAGGACTAACTTTGGTAAGCTTTCCTTTTACTTCGATGAATTTAACATCGTCTGGCTTTAGTGCCACTATATCCGGTATTCCAGCTTTATTCGTAGAAATTAGTTTTAACACATAATATCCTTCTGCTTCATATTGCTTGATGAGTTTACTTTGATATTTAGCTTCGCTCATAGTTTGTACATATATATTTAACTTGTGCTTTACTTAATTCAAACCACTCACCTCTAACTCTATAATCTTTATAATCTTTGTGTAGTAAACTTTCTATATCTTTATCCCAAGTCTTTACCATTACGATATCTGGTTCTTCTGACTGTAATGTTTGCTCTCTTTTTAATGGGTGTTTGCTTCTGCCTATTTTATAAAACCCATTTCTTCTATTTTTAATTAAGTAGGTTTTTGTATTATCAATTACGTTTTTTTCTATATTCTTTGGGGGAAGCATAAATGACTTATTTTGGTAAAGGGAAAACCATCTTTTTCCTCCAGAGCTTCCATCTTTATATGTTAAGTTTTTATAATGAGCATATTTCTTGATCCAAATATTAAAAGTCTTCCTTTTAAAATATGGTCTATCAAAGTCTTGGTTGTCTTCTATAAATTTAGCAAAAACATATGCCTTTATATTTTTTGCATCAATAGGGAAGTGTTCCCCATCTTCCATCCATTCCACAAAGTATTTACTTGTAGAACTAATAAGTTGAAATCTTTTATCTTTTTTAGGGATTTCATTATATTCTGTTTTTGTGTTTACCTGAATACCTTCTAATTCTTTTTGTGTGTTTACCTGAATACCTTCTAATTCTTTTTTTAATCTTATAATCTCATCTTGTAAAGACTCTATACAGTTTGGATCTAAAAAGTATTTTTTTAAATTATCTTTTCTTTTTTCTTCAGCACTCTTTTCTAATAAAAGGCTTAAGCCTCTTCCTAATGTTACTTTCCTAGCTTCGCTCATAATGCTTGGTTGTAAATGATTTCTTGTCTTGTACTTGTCTATAAATCTTATCTTCTAATCCACCTTTAGAGAATATCCAATACACATCGTTTGTCTGTCTCTCTTTGGTTGTTAGTCTGTCTCTGCTTTGCCAATAGCTTGTAGCACTAAAGTCTATATTGAAATAAACCAAGTAGTCTGCTTTTGATAGGCTGATGCCTTCTCTACCACTTACTATCTGCAAGGCTATGTTCTTATTGGTTGCATTAAACTCTTCTAGCTCTGTTGTTAGTTGTTGCCCAAATACAGACTGCAATAGTTTAAGCTCCTCTTTGAACTTATAGAAGATGCCTATCTTCTTTCCTTGAAACTTGTTCTTAATAAATACTCCTTTACTGTTATCTATGGTAGCTGATGAGCCATCTTCTAACTTAATTGTACCAGAGTATAGCTGATGTACTTTCTGCATTAGTTTAACTGGTGTATCTGCTAATATTACTCCTCCGTTCTTCCCTTCATATACTCTATCCTTTTCAATCCTTTTAACGAGCTTATACGTTGTTGGCTTCATCTCAACGTGTAAGATGTGTTCGTTTACTTTAGAACTAAACCCAGCTTCAGATTGTGAGAATGAGATGATATGTTTAGATATCTTTTGTCTTATTAAGTTCTGATTGGCTGCTGTGTAGTCATTCACATCATATCCGTTTATCTTTTTCTTAGTTACATCTACATAAACTTTTGCCCATTTATAAAATGACTTCTCTACAAATGGTGTAAACTCACTAATCCAAAACTGGTGGAATATTTGAGACCAAGACTCAGGAGTAGGTGTTCCAGTTAATAGGATGCAGTACTTCTTACCTACTATTTCTTTTATGCGTTTTGTTCTAACTGATGCTTTAGGGAATGCACCTAGTGAATGAGACTCATCTACTATTATTAAATCATACTCTTTGTCTACTTTGTGTACTGCTTCAAAGTTGGTAACCTTTAGAGCGTAGTTAGGTTTCAATAGGTTGTAGTCTGCTTCTATTGAAGAGATAGCTTTCTTCTTGGTTATAAACAGAACAGATGTTATATCCATTCCATTGGCTATACCTAAAGAGGTTAAAGTTTTACCAGTTCTTACTTCCATGGCTAACATAATAATACGTAGCCTAGATAGTCTTTTAGTACCCTCTTCTATGATTGTATGTTGGTATGGTCTAAACTTCATATTAATATGCTATATCGCTTAAACCAGCAGATGATTCTATAATTTCACATCTATCTTTTACTTCTTTACTTTTCCACGCCCATGATTTTTTAAGAAGTCTTATTCTTTCAAAAACTTCTTTTATCTGTGTTTTTGGCAAACCTTCGACAAGAGATAATATCCTCTCTTCATCTGTTGTGTAAGTTGCTTTCTTGTAGTTTAATTCTTGTATGTTAGTTTTTAATTGATAATTTAATTTTGATACCTTTTTGTATTGCTTTTGCAAATGATGTATAACATCAATTTGATTAAAGTCAATAGCTTCATCATTTTTAAATTTAAAACAAGATGCAATCGTTTTTAACTTCTCATTTTTTTTCATATAAATAGGATATTTTTTAATGGCATGGATAACTGTTGCATGATCCATTGATTTTCCTTTTGATTGAAAAAATTTAGCAATGTCTATTAAAGTCATGTGCATCTTTTTTTTAAATATGTAACAAGCTAAAGAGCGAAGCTCTACATACTCTGTTACTCTTGTATTTTTAAAAATATCAAGACCAGACATTTTTATAATTCTTTCTGATATTTCGTTTAATTCTTCGTACTTATCTTCATTCATATATTAAGGAGGTTGTTTTTTTATTTAAAATGGCACTTCATCTAATTCTGCTACTACTATATTATCTTTTGTTGAAAGGCTAAACCACTTGACTCCGTTAGAACTGTTCTGCTCAAAGTCATATCCTTTATAGTCTCCGTATTTCTGCACCCATCTGTTTAGTGTGTTTCTCTTAAAGATTTTATTATTGTAATCTTGGTTGTCGTTTGTAAACTTTACATAGAAGTCAGACTTTATTGTTCTTTGATTCAATATCAAATTATCATCTTCTACCCAGTCAAAGAAGTCCTTAGAAGTCTGTGCTATTATTTTACGTTGCTTTAAGTTTTTTGCTTCGTGAGCAATCAAACCAAATTGTAAGTATTGTTGCAAGCAGTAGACCATGTAGTTATCAAACAACTCAAACTCTTCAGCGTTCCAATCATCAAAGAGCTGCTTTCCAAACTCATCAAATGGTGTAAGGTCTTTACCATAGTATTGAGCTATCTCTATTTCGTGCCTTCTCCTGTCGTGTGAGTTTCCATCTCCTTTAATAACATAGTTAGTAGAGATAACAATCTTTGGAGAATCTTCAACAGATAACTTAATAGCATCCTTATTTTTTCTCTCAATTGTTAGTCCTTCTGTTACTAGAGAAAATTTACTCTCAAAGTTAAAGCCAGACTTCACATCATCCCATACAAGTATCTGAGAATCTAGAGATACTGTTTGGTATGGAAACCCTTTCTTATCATCAAATGATTTACCATCTAGTATAGATGTTTTTCTAATTCTTTTAAGACCTTGTATCATTAATCCTTTTCCTGTACCTCCTTCAGGATTATCAGATATCACTTCATCATTTAAGATGATAGCTTTATTGTTCATCTTATTCTTGTAAGTAGATATAAGATAGCCAAGTACACACTCTAAGGCTTTAGGACTGTTATTAGAGATATTAGAGATAAAGGTTTGGTAGTCGTTCTTGTAGTTCTTATGTTCTACATAGTTTCTTTTAAGAATTTGAGACTCCCATACAAACCCTTCAACATCCATAAAGACAACTAGCTCTTTAGTATCTTTAGTTACCTCTAGGATACCATTCTCATATACTATAAAAGACTTTTTTCTTTCATCTCTTAGCATTGGAAGCTCCTCTGATTTCAGCATCAGTAAATAGCTTTCTGTAAAAAGTAAGTGATAGTTTACACATAGCTTCCAAACATCAAACTCTCCTTTACCTAATAGATGATTAAGTACATAATCTTTTATCAGCTCTATAGATGTTTCTTTAACTACATTGCTTTGAACAAATACCCAAGTAGGTTTCAATGAACCCTTTGGAAAGTATTTTTTAAAACCTTGCCCTTCTAAGAATAGTTTGTATTTATATGAGTCAATTTTTACATCTCCTTTTTTATCCAGATACCAGAACTGAGGTGTTTCTTTTGCTTCTTTTAAAGTTTCGTATGTTTTCTCATCAATCTTATGAGTTTCCATTACATACTCTTTACCTTTCTTTAGATCAATCTTTACTCTTTCAACTTTATCATAGTCTTCGAAGTATTTGCTATTGGCATTTCTAGAAGAGTAAGCAGACTTTATAGAGTTTTGTTTTGATTTTTCATCTTTACATCTGCCCTGTACAATATTTTTCATTATCCAAGCATCAGCAATTGAATGAGGCACACCATATTCACACATTGCTCCAGCAATATCAAATACATAATTATTCATCTGACCGGTTACAAATGACTTTTGCCAATCAAATTTCATTACTCGTGCTATTACTTTATCATCTGACTCTATTTTAATTGTAGGAGGTTTATCAGCGTATGAGAAGCCTTCATCTACTACTTTGGCTTCAAATAGTTCTGCTTCATAGTTTACATAGATATTAGGATCAAAGCTCTCAAAGCAAACACGATCAACATTAGAGTTAGAGATATCAAAATATTCATATTTAAACTGCTTTTGAAAGGCTTTAAAGTATTGTGGGTGTGTTATTTCATCTAAAGTATCTGGTACTCTTACAACTCCTTTAATTCCATTACCTGAAGGAGATATAAACAGCAGCACAAAGTGCTTGTTAGTCTTTAATAGTTCAAGATGTTCATTTAGTGTTTTAGGGTTTGGATATTTATCAAAATCCAATACCATAAGCCCAGAATGTTTCTTTAACCCTTTCCTATTCCTTTCGGAATATTCGCCAGAGAAAATAATAGATGGAAGTTTTTTCTTTACCTCTTTTTTACCATTTCGAATCTGTTCTATCTTTTCTTTAGATGTTCCTTTTTTTATTCTTTGAACTACTTGCTCTAAAGTTAGGTTAAAGGGAACATCAGTAGACTTAAACAAATCTTTAAAAACTGATATTTTATTATTTTTCATTTTTTGAGTTTTTAACTTTCGTACTTTCGTACTTTTTTTATCTCTGTAGCTACTATGTTTACTGAACAGTCCGAAAGTTCGTTTTATATTCTACCTCTAGTGGGTACCCCTATTTTATTTTATTGCTTGGGGGGTCTCATACAAACGCTATTTATTTCGCACTTTCGGACTGTTTCACATTTTGTCCATTATGTGTACAAACTGTTCATTAGTAATTTTATGAACGCTTTGCACAGTAAACTCCATCCAATCAATAAAGGATTGCATTTTTTTAATTTTACAAATCATCTTGAGTTGTTTTAAATGCTACTTCTGCTTCGTCTATTAATTTTATCAGTTCAAACAAGTTGTCTCTGTTAAAGGCTATCCATTCAAAGTTTGATGTATTAAGCTGGACACATCCATCGTTTATAAAACCACATTCAACAGCAACACCATCGGAGTCTATTATGTATGTTTCAATAAAATGATCTACTTGATTTACTTTTAATCTGCTCATAATATTATTTTACGATTAATGAGTTTTTTGTATAACTTACTTTAGGTACTTCAACTTCTTCTCCATCTTCAGTTCCTACCAGCAATCTTCTTTGTATAGCTAAATATGCTTGCTTGCTTCTTTCTTCTACCTCTTTCTTTTTTTTCTCTAGCTGTTGCCATTCTTCTATATGTTTAAAAGAATATCTGATACCTCCGTTTCTTTTTTCAAATAAGAATCCAGAATCTTGAAAGGTTTTCTCAGAGTACATATCAGCTTCGTTAAAGGCTATCTCTTCAATTTGCTTTATAGCTTCAGAGTAAAGTGCTTGGCATTTCTTTAGGTTTCCATAAGTAGAGAGGGCTGCAATATTGCCCTCTTCTACTTCTGTTAATAAATGAGCAACCTCTTGCTCACGCATCTGGAAGAATAATTCTTTAGACATATTAAAAGTCTAATCCGTTGATGCTTTCAGGAACTACTTCTTCTTCAGCTACTACTACAATCTCTTCTACCTTATTAAAGTATTTGTTCATATACTCTTCAAGCTGTGTTGCTTTCTCTTTTACCATTCCATATTCAGAATCAGATAAAGAGATATTAAAAGCAAAATTTGGTGTAGAGTATTTTACCATCCCTTTCTTATGATCGTTTGCAGATTCAATTGATACCCATTCATCAGCCAATCTTTTCCATGCTCCTTTCTCAACAAACTTTGACCACTCAGAAACACAAGCACCTTTAAAAGAAATGTTGATCAATTCCCATTCGTTGGTGACTGCATAAATTGATTTGTGATAATTACCACCAGCAGCATTTACAGCTCCTTTGATATCTTTGTAAAGACCTTTGGCAATAATCCTCCCTTTGTGAGTTCTTACCTCTAACTCTTCTGATCCAATTTGTAATACCTCGTTAGAGTAAATTCCTGTTTGGTCTGAGTCAGAGAAACCTTTAATAGAATGATACTCCTCCAATACCATAAAAGTTATTGGTAGCTTCACTTCTTCGTTTTGCTTTAACTCTTTGTTGTAAAAGCTAAAAGACTTGTTGTTACTTTTCCACTCTAAGAATTTAGAAGTTGGATTCACATTTGCTGTTACTTCTCTTTTAAGAAATCCCATAATAAATAATTGTTTTAAATTACGAACGGATTGTTGTGGCGTTCGCTTCCACATCAATAATTTGTTGTGCTTTCTGTATTTCTATTTTTGTAAACTTTTCCTTATTACTTATGATGTATAAGGCTAATTTTTTTTGGGGGTTTTGCATTTTTTATATTTTTAAGAATTTATAAACTGCTACTCTTACTTGTTCGTCGTACTCATCGTCTGAGATATTATCTGAAGAACTTGGAGCTTCCCCTAGAACTATTCTAGCCTTCGCCTTTGCCTCATCAGAGAGCAAATGCAGAGAATCTATTATATTTTGTTCTAGAGGAGACATAGAATTAAAAAGGTAGTTTAGCTCCCCTAACTTCTAAAATTCCTAATAATTCATCCAAGCAACTCAAATTATATTTGTAGGCAATTGCTGCAATAGCAATCTCTTGTTCGTCTGTCTTTGCATCGTGAAAAGAATTGTAAACGATGTTATTTAAAATCTCGTTAGACTTAATGCTTTTAGATAATGATGTCTTTTTTAATTGTGTGATGATATCCATAATTATATAATTGAGAATTGGAGGTTATTTTGAAATACATCAAAAACAAAATCATCTGGAAATACCTCTCCAAGATCATCATACATAGTAATAGATATAGAGCTGACTCTGTTAAAATCATACTCTTCATTGTTTTTCCATGTAATATCTACTGTACCAGCAACTTCAAATAAGTATTGATCTGTGTTGAATTGCTTGTAGAATGGAGCAGAGCTGTAAGTCTGTCCTTGGAATTCAGACCTATCTATCTGAATGTAAGAGTGTTTTGAAATTTCTTCTTGTGTTTTTTGGGTAATTACAGGGTGAATTGTAGTCATTTTGAGTTTGTTTTTTGTATATTTACTAACATTCTTTCAACAAATGTAACACTTTTGAAAACAAATACAACACTTTTCTAGTGTTTTTTAAAAAAAAAGCGCAAAATGAATTTTGAACAGAGCTTAGAATACATACTTTTAAACAACATTACTTCTTACGAAATCCACAAGGCTACTGGTCTAAGCGAAGCTGGAATAAGAAAACTGATGCGTAATGAAGTTTCAAAACCTCAAAGAAAAACAAGAGATATAATTATAGAATTTGTAAAAAACATTAGAGTAATAAACACAAAAGATGTGGTTTTTAACCAAGAAGATGATAGATTGCTAAGAGATTTAGCATCTGATGTAATAAAAAATCACCATAAACTCCTTCAGGTAGAAATCTATGGTTTATGGTTTGAAGTTGAAAGCCAGAAAAGAGCTATTCAAATTTTGAAAGAATAGTATCTAATTC